CTGGACGCCGCGTTTCCGAGCGGACACTTACATCCGACAGCCCATCCGCAGTGTGAATGCGCGGTAGGTTATTCGGTAAGGAGATGACAATGGAATACGACAAATTTTCAGGCGAACTAGAGGAAAAGACTTTCCCCTTCGAGATCAAGGAGCTGACCGACGAGGGCACGTTCGAAGGCTACGCGGCGATCTTCAACAAGCCGGATGCCCTCAACGAGGTCATCCTGCCCGGAGCCTTCACGAAAACACTCAAAGAAGGGAAATCCCGGCCTTTGCTGTGGTATCACGATCCGCGGCAGCCGCTGGGCCTGACCGATCTGGAAGTGGACGAGAAGGGATTGAAGGTGATGGGAACGCTCAACCTCGAGGTCCGGGCGGCCCAGGAGAAGCATGTGCTCATGAAGCAGAAGGCCATCAAGGGCCTTTCGATCGGATTCAAGACGATTATAGACGCCTGGGAAGACGCGAAACGGTTCCTGAAAGAGATCAAACTCTGGGAGATCTCACTTGTGACATTCCAGGCCCATCCCCAGGCTCTTGTCATGAGCGTCAAGCAGTGGGCCGAGGAGAAGCCCTACCCGAACGAACACAGCGCCAGGATAAAGGATCCGGACCTGTTCGATCCGAAGACGTTCCGGCGCACGCCGGACGGGACTATCTACGGCAGCAAGAAGGTCCCGGCCACGGCCGCCGTTATCTGGGGCAAATTGAAAGAGGCCGCCAAACCCTCGGACAATCCAATCCCCCAGTCGATCCGGTTCTCGATTAAGAACTGGACGGCCGAACAAGCCAAGGCATGGCTGAAGGACAACAACATCAAGTACGAGGCCTTCGAGGCCGCCGCAAAATCGTTCGAGGGAGCGATCGAATTCATTGAAGAGTATAAGAGCGGCCGCGTCATATCGGCCGCCAATATGAAGCTATTAAACAATGCCCTCCAGGCGTTGGCAGCTCTTCTCAAAGCCGCCGAGCCGCCCAAAGGCACTCCCGGCAGCGGGAAGGGCATGATACCCGAGTTCATCGGGGAACTAGGGCAAGACAAGAAGCCGCAATCGCACTTCTATCTTGAAAATCCAATCCCGAAATCTAACAAGGAGTAATTTAATGCCACTAGAAACAAAAGAAAAGGAAGAGCTAATTGAAGAAGTGAAAACCGCCATTTCCGCGGAGATCAAGGAAGAGACCAAAGACAAGATCAACGAGATCAAGAAAGCGATCGCAGACAAGTTCGAAGAGCTGAAAAAGGGACAGACCACAGAGGCCGAATTCCTGGAGTACAAGAAGAAGGCCGACGCCCGGCTCGACGAGATCGAGACCAAGATGAGCCGGCCACCGATCGAAGTGCCTCAAGCGGAGAAAAAGGAGAAATCCGACGAACACAAAGCGCTGATGCAGTGGTGCCGCAAGGGTTATGTCGGTCCGGAAGAGCTGAAGGTCCTGAGAGTCGCCGACGACACGGCCGGCGGATACCTCACCTCGCCCGAGATCTCCAACGAGCTCATGAAGACGGTCGTCGAATTCTCCAACATCCGCTCGATCGCTCGGGTCCGGCCGACCAGCAAGACCGAGATCTGGGTGAGGAAGCGGACCGGCACCTTCGCCGCCAAGCACGTCGGAGAAACTGAGACCAAGACCGAAACGACCGGCCTGGCCTATGGGATGGAGAAGATCCCGAACCACGAACTCTATGCCGATGTGATCGTCTCGAACCACGAGCTCGAGGATTCTGACTTCAACCTCGAGGCGGAGATCGCCATGGAGGCCGGAGAGCAGTTCGGCGTGGCCGAGGGCCAGGATTTTGTCATCGGAGACGGCGTCAACAAGGCCGAGGGATTCCTGTCGAATGTTGCAGTCCTGGCCGGCAAAATCGCCGGCGACACGAGCGGAGATCTCAGCGTGACGGACATCCTGAATGTCTATTACGGGATCAAAGAGGTCTATGCCGCGCAGGCGACCTGGCTCATGAAGCGGGCGACGGTCCAGAAAGTCGTGCTGTTCAAGGACAGCGCAAACCATTATATCTGGATGCCGAGCCTGGCCAGCACCATGCCCTCGACAATTCTGGGAAGGCCGATCCTCGAGACACCCGACATGCCGGCCGTGGCGGCCAACGCCTATGCCGTGGCCTTCGGGAATTTCCGGATCGGCTACACGATCGCCGACAGGCTCCAGATGAGCATCCTCCGGGATCCCTACAGCAAGAAACTCAGCGGAGCGGTCGAATTCACCGTGCGGAAACGGGTCGGAGGCCAGGTCGTTCAAGCAGAAGCGATCAAGGTCCTGCAGATCAAGGCATAAGGAGGAGATGAAATGAAAGACTTATATCACGACCTAAAGGCCGAATATTCCATTTACCCCGCTAGTCTTGGCGCCGGCGCGAAAACGGGAGACGCGATCGTCGACCTCCAGGGATTTGAAGGCGCGTTGATCATCTGCGGAAGTGGAGTCCTCACCGTAGACATGACCTTCCAACTGATGCACGGAGACGATCCCGCGCTCGGGGATGCCGCCGCTGTTCCTGATGCTGATCTTCTCGGAACCGAACCCACGCTTCTCGAAGCCACCGACAACGAAATTAAAACCTTCGGATATGTCGGAACCAAACGCTATCTCCGTGTAGATACGACCGTCGGAACCGGAATCGGATGGGCGGCCATCGTCAAGGGACGCCCGCGTCATTCGCCTGCTGTTTAACGGTTGAGAATTGCCGGTAGTCATTGACACGAAAGGGAAGGGGAGGCACGCCCTCCCCTCTCCTATTTTACCAAAGGAGGAGTCTATGAAAGTCAGGATGCGCGAGTCAAAGATTTGTTACCCCGATGGTATAAATGAGAAACAATGCCTGCAGGGAGAAAAATATGATCTTCCTGTAAGCATAGCCATGTCCTGGCTGAAACAAGGTTTTGCCGAAGAGGACAAGGTCCTCGATGTCCCGAAGGAAACGAAACAAAAAACCAAAAAATCCGGGAAAAAATGAGATGCGCCTGAAGCTGAAAACCGCCCCATCCACAGAGCCCATCACTCTGGACCAAGCCAAGCTCCATCTGCGGGTCGACACGGGAGACGACAACGCCCTGATCTCCATGCTCATCACTACGGCTCGGGAGATGGCTGAGAAGGAAACCAAGAGGGCCTTCATCACCCAAATTTGGCAGATGACCCTGGATGCAGCCGAGTCAGAGATCGAGATCCCGAAGCCGCCGCTGCAGGGTGTGGAGTCCATAACGGTCATCGATGAGGCGGGGAATGAGTCGGTCGTGGACGCCTCCCATTATGATGTCGACAAGGCCCAGAATTCCTACGGCCGCGTGAGGCTCAAGAGCGGATCTACCTGGCCCACTCACCGCGGGTTCGCCTCGTTCATCGTCGAGTTCAAGGCCGGATACGGCGACGCGGCGGCCGACGTTCCGGAGGCGCTGAAACAGGCGGTCCTCCAGCTCATCGCGCACTTCTATGAGAACAGGGAAAGCGTAGAGATTCCAGCGGGCGTGAAGATCCTTCTGTGGGCGTTCAAGATACTGCGGATCTGATCATGAAAATTGGAGATCTCCGACATCGGATAATATTCCAGGTTCCCGTGAAGACGCCCGACGGCTTCAAGGGCTTCACTGTGGCCTGGCAGGATTTCCTCACGGTCTGGGGCTCGGTCGAGCCTTTGTCCGGCCGCGAGTATTTCTACGCGCACCAGATCAAGGCGGAGGTCACGCACCGGGTGAGGATCCGGCACAACGAGAAGGTCACCACGGAAATGAGGATCAAGCACAAGGACAGGATCCTGACAATAGAGTCGATCATCGACCTGAAAGAGAGGCGCGAGGTCCTGGAGATCCTCGCGAGAGAGGAGAAATGAGAGTCACGGTGACACCCGTCGGCTTCAAGGAGCTGCGGCGGGACCTGAAAAAGATGTCCAAAGAGATGGCCATGGAGGTGAACAAGGAGACGTATGCCTCGGGCCTGGATGTCCAGAAGGCGGCTCGGGCCAACCTCAAAGAGCGGGAGACCTGGGATCTCGGAAACCTGGCCAATTCGATCCTGGTCGACCGCGTTGATGGCGGGGCGGTCGTCGAAGTCGGACCGACGGCGCCGTATGGGCCCTATGTGGAGTTCGGCACAAAGCCGCATTTTCCTCCGCCCGACGCGCTCGAGGGCTGGGCCAAGC